TCATGCTGGATTTGTTGATCAGCAGGATAAGGAAAGAAAGGAATCATCCTCTTCTATTAATCGTCTTTTGTAAGCTCATTACTGTATTCTACCAGTAAAGCTACCTATAAAAGAAGACTAATTAGAGTTAGAGTACCCTCTTTAATCCATAACCTAAATTTATATTAAGGTTTAATACGCAGGAAGACTTTTAGTCGTCTTGCAACTTAATGCCTCTGTTGGAAACCAGTAAACATCATTTGACCATGAGTGAAAAAAGTAATAGGACAGATATTAGGATCGGATCTGTTCGATTTCTTATTTGACTCCTCTAAAAACTTTAGAAGTTTAAGGTCATTTGTTATTTGCTGTTTATTTTTTTTAGACTGCTCAAGTATTCGGAATATTGATGATGCGCTTTGGATTTGCTCCAAAATCTTTAAGAGTTGCTCTAACTCAAAATGATTAAGATTTACAAATCGCATTGAGCGTATCGTCAATATATCCTTAAAGAAGATCGGATAAAAATAACGACGACATAGAATAGATCCTGTATGACCTACAAATTCAAGATATTTCTTGGACATGTAGTCTTCAGTATACTTTTCTAATAATCGTTTTATTTGTTTCCTTACTGCTTGTAAATGATATCTTTCATCTCTAGAATAAGCAAAAGAAATAAAAGGAATTAATTCCTTTACGTCTGCACCACGTCAATGACGGGCTAAGACATTCTTTGCTCAATCTATAGGAAATCCAATCACTTTACTTTTCCCAAAAGGAATTATAATTTGATGGAGTTCAGATATTTTTGCTAAAATCCATTCAATAGGAAAGACGTTTCGACTAACCAATGATGTTATCAGACTTAAATAAGAATTATTATCCTTATTAGGTCTTTTATCATTAATGTTAGATTGAATAATAGTCTTCATTGATGAAAAGAGATACTCCGTATTTCTTGATCATCAATAAGAAACTATAGACAACCTACCTGCAAATGTATCTTGATTGAGAAACATTTTTCAGGAGATAGGAGAAACGTCAGTCATATTGTATGAAGTTCTTTTTGCAAATTCAACTACTGGGGCTTTTTGGATTGATACAACTGATTTAGAAGTATTAATCGGAACCCCAAATAGGGCCATTACCTCAAGGTATTTAGAAGCGAGGTTGCGATCAAAAATCACAACATCATCTCCTAATACTTCGTATGCATCTGTTCAAGTTCTATTACCAAGCAATTGGTTACAGAACTGAAGGATGATATGATGAGTAATAGCCAACATTGCTCAAGAACTTAAAGCTCCCATTGGTTGACCAACATTATATCTAATAGATTTAAGAGAAATACCATATGTATCTTCTCCTTTGGTTTTTGAAATGTCATAAGGTCTATTGACCAAAATGTCAGATCATAACCAAGCTAACTCATTACCTAGGATAGGTTTTAAGATAGCAATCTGTAATAAAATGGGTAAACGGTCTGTTGCCGAGGATAGGTCATATCCGAAACAACAGCCAGAGACATGTGATTTAGTTTGCGCTCTTTCAAAAGCAGCATTCTGATCAAATGTCCCATCATTGGGAAGCTTTTTCAATATAGCAAATAAGAAATCGTGCAAGGGTTTGAATATTGATTGAGTTCATATATCAACCATTGCAAAAATTCTTAATTTACCGGCAGCTTCTTCTTTAAATTGAAGTTGACCAACTCCAAAAGCTAAGACAGGTTTAAACCATGAAAGACCTTTATTACTTAAGAAAGGATAACTTGAGAAACTCTTAAGAAATCCTCCATTTTGTTTTAAAAGACTTGACGGTACTTGACCTGCATCAGTTTTTAACTTTAACACCTTTCAAAGATCTAATAGTGATACGTTGTTAGTTAATTCTAATCAACGTTCAATAAAAGAACCTACACCAGACTTAACTAAGAGATAAGGATCTCTAGCTACGCCTAGTAAGGAAATCTTTGAAGAAGGTGAAGAAGTTTGAAGGAGTTGTATCCTAGCTATACTTAGATCATATTCTAATCTTTGAAGATCACCCTTAGTACTAATAAACTTTTTACTTAACAAAGTAAATTTGTCTAACGTATTTATAAGGTAATCGACATTCCCAGAATATAAATCAGAAATGGTCTCCAATTTTGTCTTAACAGGGGCTTTTATAACCCTGTATAATCCAAAAATACTGAGATATAATTGAATCACTTGAGTCGAACCGCTAAGAATAGCTTTTCGATCACGTGATCCAATAATCGCAGGAAGACCAGATTTTGATAATCTAGGTAAGTTAAGATCTGGTTCAATTTCTCTCAGAGATGAGAAAGGTTGACCAGCCAACTTTCGTTGAATACTTAATTGAGCAGCCTTAAGATACTTCACAACGAAGAGCGTACCATGATGTTTATTTAAAAACAACAGGTATTTTCCGAAATTGTGAAGCATTCGCAACTTTGGCACTAACTTTGAATTTTTATGAATACATAGTTTTATGATTTTAAAACCATATTTTTGTAAAAATTCAATGAAAGCTGAGGAGCTTTCAAGCGAGATCAACTTTGAGTCTCTATTGAAAGAAACCTTGTTAATAAGTTTAGATGGAATTAAAGACTTTAAATGTTTTTTAAATATTTTAGTTTTTGATTTCATATAGATTTATTAAAAGTTTTCCGCTGTTCCTATTACTAGGGACGGCAGATCTGAAGCCAGTGCTGAGGTTAAGAATCAATATCTTAAGCACCTCCACCTTCTCTAAATACTCGTCCGTTAGGTGAGACTTCTCACTTAATGGCAGTTCAGAGATAACTGAATACCAAAAAGGGATGTATCTAGAAATAGATGAGATCCCAAGCTCT